GGAGAGGATCTGGTCCATAGGACCGTCTCTGCGGCTGTTTGTTCCGGACGCTAGAAGGACTACGCGCTTCTCATTCGGGAGGGATCTTATCTTTGAGACGCAGCTCTGACATGCCGGTTTTCCGGATTGTCATCTCAGCGGTGGGAGAATTCCCCACTAACCTTCCGTTTGAGAGCGCTCCAACTAGTTACGGATAAAACAGACGGCTCACGAGACTTCCGCCTCCTAGGCAAGCATGCTTGCCGTGCCGTCCTAAGGGGTTCCCCCCTAAAGATGACAATGGAGGTCAGAGCGATGAAAGCACCATACCCTCGTTTTCGAGAACGCCACAACCGATCTGTATCGCTTCTAAAGGCGGTTCAGATCTCTGCCGGTTCTAAGGCAGGTGGTTTACCCGGAACGATTATCTACCCGGATGATGTTTGTCCGAGCGGGGGTACTTCAGAGACGATGTTCGATATAGTCGTCCCTGAATACACGAAACGTATTGCTAACGGTGAAATCGTCAATAACGCTATGGAGTATTCCAAGTCTGTTTTGACTTGGGGCTCTGTGGTGCAAACGATGACTAACACCTATCCGCTGGACGATGTTGGGTACCTTAGGATAATCCTTACGGGTTACCTTGGGGCTCAGATCGATAAGTATGATACTCCAGTGGCTGGAAATGTGCTTATGAGAGAGAACATCCTTAAATACGCAATTTCGCAAGATGAGGTTGCTCATCTTGCAGGTGTGAAGGCTCGAAACGAGATAAGTAATATCGACGTTCAGAGCCTCGTTACCCTGGCTGAACTACATAAGACCGTAGCCCTGATCGCGGATGTGGCAAGTTCTTTAGCCAAATTCGTCCGCGGTATTACTACAGGGAACCTTCCGATGATTTTGCAAGCCATCGGTGGTGGTCGGACAGGACGAGGGGGTTCCAGCCGAAACTCGGCGTCAAAGCGTATGGCAGATAATGCCAGTTCGCGTTGGCTCCAATATCGGTATGGGGTTATCCCACTCGTTATGGACGTGCAAGGTGCTTTCAAGGCGTTACGCAAGTTACCTCCAGAACCACGGAGAACTGCGCGCGGCTTCGCGACTCGCTCGCTGCATCGAGACTGGCTATTACAGCGGAATCGAAACGCATCGGCCGAGGGCGTGGAGGAGTATACCTTCACCTTCAATCAAGAGGTGAAAGCGCGTGCGTATTGCCTGATTACGGCTGAAGTTACTTATCAGTCGGCTCGTGACTTTGGTGTCACTGAGTTTCCCTTAGCCGTTTGGGAACTCGTTCCCTTTAGCTTTATTTACGACTGGTTCTTTACGGTCGGGAAATGGCTAGAGGCGGTGACCCCCAAGGTTGGAATAAAAATCCTCGCTGAGGGTGTGATGATTAAATCCGACCGGTTTCTTTTAAGGAACCTAACGGATTGGGAGATTAGTCCGACTCTCACCTTTCCTCGGTGGGCCAGATCAGGCCATCTCGGCATGATCGACTCGCTGAGTCTGGTGGAAAAGCATCGGATTCCATCCCTCACACCTTATTTGCGATTTCCCATCTTCGACGTGAATCTAAACGTCAAAAGAGCGGTCGATGCCGTCGCACTTTTTGTGACTGCCGGCCGTCAATCGGGCATTAGAACATAGTGCCCCGAAAGGTACTACATGTTGAACCTTCAGTTGGCAACAACGCTCGTGACCCCAACAGGGTCTGGCCTGCTTTACACCCCGTATGAACAGCAGGGTGACCTCGCCGTTTGGAAAAACGGCGTGGGCGCAGGTCGTTCGATCGTTTCTCTGAAACGGACTCAGGCGAAACCCACTCTCGCGTTCCCAGGCGTCGAACGGATGGAACTCAAGAGGCAGACCTATCATACGGTCGACCTCAAAGAGTACACCGTCGTCGTAACAATCGTCACCAGTATACCGGTGCCGATCCTGCTTGCCGACAGGACAGCTGCGCATCTTCATGCTGCCCTGCTTGCGCGAGATCCCATCTTGAAAGATGGGATGGAGTTGGGAGTGATACCCACATGAGCCTTATTTTGCTCATAGTGCTTGCTGTCATTCAGGTTTTCTTGAATGGTCAGCAGAGCGACGCCGTGACGTCGTGCCTTCAAAGCCTTACGGCCAAGCAGGCAGCTGAATACCAACCTGAAGAGGTTGATACCAGCACTCGGTCGTCTTCCAGCGGGGCCTCGGTTCCGCGGACTGACCAGCACTAGTCGGTTAACCTGAAAGGAGTGCAATGAGAGACATTGAGTTGCATCGTAAACGGATCCTGCGTAAGCAGGTCCTCCGATCCTTGGAGAACGAACTCCCGTTCAAATTGTCCGCCGGTATCCATTGGCGGATGTTGGACGAATTGATCCGGGATCATTCCTCAAACTTACCTAGTGGGTTTTTAGAGCTCGTTACTGAGCTGTCGGCCACCCGGTCGATCACATCCTACTTTAAGTTGCAGCAGTTCAACCTCCCACAGCTGTATAGAGAGGCGACCGAGTACTCAGCGGTCACTGCTGTTTTATCCTTCCTAAAGAAGTATCCTTTTGGGAAGGTAGCTGATCTCGATCCGAAGCAGGCGGCTTTTGAAAAGTTTGTGGCTGCAGAGAAATTCTGTCGCCTCACTAATCAACGCCTGATTTGGTATCGAAAACGAGGTTATCGCCAAAAAAACAGATGGCGAGGGCTGCACAGTGTATTTCACACTGCAAGGCTTTTAATCTCGGATTGGCTGGGCCCTCTGGATCTTAACTTGATCCATGGTTATATGAGGCATGGCCCAGGTGGGGCTGTCGGTGTGACCGGGGATGCAACAACTGCGTACTTTAAGTATGCGGCCCCGCTTTACACTGTTACCACGAGAGCTAGACCTTATGCCGAAGCGGCGATCCTCACGGATCCCCTATGGCGCCGGTACGTAACGTCACCTGATTCAATACTGGGTGACGCCGTCCCGACCGTCTCGGACTCCCGCAAGGGAGTTCTTAAACGGCTTGAGGTCGTTGATTATAACAAAGTTACTTTCGTCCCGAAAACGGCACAGACCCATCGTGCCATTGCGATAGAACCGTTATTGAACATTTACATTCAACTCGGAGTTGGCGACTTTATGCGGGATGTTCTCCGCAAACAGGGCATCAATCTTCGATCTCAGGCCAGGAATCAAGATCTGGCTAGAGTGGGTTCGTGTTGGGTCGGTTCACCTGATGACTGTCCGGTAACATTGGACATGTCTATGGCGAGCGACACAGTCGCTATCGAGCTCGTTCGGGAACTCCTTCCGGAGTCCTGGTTCTCCTTTCTGGATGACATCCGGTCTCACTACGGTGTGTTGGACGGAGAGCGAACCCATTGGGCAAAATTCAGCTCGATGGGAAACGGTTTTACCTTTCAGCTGGAAACTATCATTTTTTATGCTTTGGCCCGGGCTGTAGCTTCAAGCCTTGGTTACGGCACTGAGTCGATCGCCGTTTATGGTGATGACGTGATAGTCCCGGCGGGGATGGCGCTGCGGTATTTAGATACGTTAGCCTATTCAGGCTTTCGTGTTAACGCGGATAAGTCATTCCTTTTCGGTCCTTTCCGTGAATCTTGCGGAAGCGATTGGTTTGAAGGGCGGGACGTAAGGCCTTTCTTCCTGAAAAGGGAGATTAAAACACCGATTGATGTCTTGTTTGTCCTAAATTCGTTTGGTGGGTATGACGGTTTTTATGACCGTCACTCTTATCGAGTGAGCCGTAGGCTTAATGCCTATTGCTTTTCTCATTTGCCACCGGTGATTAGGGACAACCTCCTCGGGCCAAAATCTCAGGCCCTGGAGGGACACCTTCACGTTCCTCTAGATTACGCTCAGAATAGCGAGTTTGTCGTCTGGAATCGTGAGATGTTTCAATGGCAATACGTG